TCAGCATTTTCGATAGTATCAAAATAACCTAAACTATTGCTTTTTCCATCTATCGTAACCCTGCCAAACCATTTTTTACACTTTTTACAATACCCTACGCCTTTTACCCCAGTAGTTGAATCTTTGCGTATTTTGGAATTCATACTATTTTGCGCCCTTGTTGCTTCGCGCAAATTATTTATATTATTGTTAAACCCATTTCCGTCAATGTGGTCAATATATTCAGGCAAATAGCCATTAAACATCATAAAAATAAGTCTATGAATTTGATAGGTTTTGCCAAAAACTTGAACCTTTTTATAGATTCCTTTTGAAGATCCAGCCATATCGCCAATATTTGTACGAACTGAAGGCTTTATTTTCCAATAAAGCTCTCCTTCACGATATTCAAAGGTATTTTTTAATAGATCCTGATTCACACTGGAGTTCCTGTTTGACCGCCACCTGTTTGTACGCCACCATGTTTATGAGTATGCAAACTTGTACCCGCAGCCGTAACGTCACCCGTTACAGTCATTGAGCCACCGAATGTAGCATTTCCTGAATACGATCCACTGCCTTGTTGTACCGCACCATTTAAGACAATATTTGGAGCGTTTATTGTGCAAGCAGACGAAGCGTCAATTTCCACATTAGGTGCGTTTATTGTAACCTTGGTGGGAGAAAGTATGGTAATTCCTGAGCTATTAAATTGTATGTATTGACTAGGTGCTTGTCCAATAATGGTCATCAAATAAACCATATCAGACATATCATTTTTACGATTAGATCCGGGAGCAGCAACTGCTCCAGTAGCTTTTACCGTTGAAATGTCTCTATCGCAAACCGTACCTATGCCAATGTCACCGACAACTGGATCAAGAATTACGCCATTCGATCCACCTTGAATTCGCATATATGGGACATTGTGAATAATTCCATGCGCCCAAGCTTGACCATTACCGTCAACTGCGCTGACTAAGGGCTGAACGTCAACATGACCAATAGCCGAAACTCCACCGTTATTTGTAACGGCAACAACTTTTACTGGAATTGCAGTTCTAAGACCCGATAAAGCAGACCGGACAATAAAGTCCATCCGTCCTACGTCCGAAGCATTATCTGCGGGAACGTGGTTAGTCTGAATAGGTTGATTAGTTGACTGGGACATTGATCGCAGGGCTTAATTTAGAGGTTGTAAACCAAGGACCGTCAGGGGTCAACGTACTTAATTCATGGGTCGCATATTGAACTGGGAATTGTCCGTTTGCTTTTGGTAAGCCTGAAGTCAGGTTGATTGACCTACCAATAGCAATAATTGGATTGAATTCAGATCTAACAGTAAATCCAGCTTCCCAATAATAAGGATAGCCAATTAATCCGGTTTCAGGACTTAATTCGACCACAATATCGTCTCTTGTACCGCCATTGGGGAAAATAGTGACAGAGTTGTTTTCAATAATCAAAGGCAAAGACGCAGCTCTTGCAACGGTTTGAATTTGATCTATCAATGATCCTGATAAGTATTGATTTTGAATAACAGCATGAGCACCTTTAGGATTGTTAAAAGTCCAATCCGAGCCCAATAAATTAGTTAATGAAGCAATAATATCTTCAGCGTTTTGCGCCCCTTGATAGGTATTTGGAGCTGACGGAGCTGCTTTGTTGTAATAGCCAGCCACTGCAGCGCATACAAAACTTACCTCGGGAAGATTTGATAGATCAATAAAGCTGGAAATCAAAGTTCCTGAAAATACCTGATTTAAAGTACCGCCTTGGTTTCCAGCAGAAACGGTTACGGCTTGATTTTGAACTGCCACCATGTTTGAACCAGTGCTTGAATACTGGTTCATTTGATCTAAGGTCATTCCATAGACCTGCAGTTGAAGCTGTCCAAAAGCGTTATTGCCACCCGGATTAGTAATGACGGCAGAGCAACGCAAACCCTCAAGAACCAAAGGCTCAGAATCTGCGCTTGAAAATGTCAAATTAATCTGACGGACTGCAAAAGTCATGATTGATAAACCAATAAATAACGAGATCCTAAGCCAGTATAGTAAGGATCAGTGGTTCCTTGGGTGTCAAAAAATGCTAATTGACCATTAAATCCATAATATTTTTCACGAACCAATCCTACCAAATTTAAGCAAAGTACCGAATTTACGCAAGGATTGTTATTGACAGTCATGTCAAAATAAAGTCCATTGCTTTTTTGAGATAGGCTAATAGCACAACTTTGACCATTTAACTGAATGGTAAATTTTTGAACAGCAACGGCAATAATTGGAATTGTCTGAATTGTCATTTTATTCCTATGCCTGATACTGAAGAAGCGTTAAATGATCCAAAACTTCCTTTAGGGGTATTTGGAGAAAGCTGACCAAGGCTAGTGCTACTTGCTCCCGAAGGGGAGGCAGTAGGAACCACTGGTTGCTGAGCAATTCTGATCTCTTGAAACCATAATTGAGCAATGATTAAAGTTGCCCCTTGTCTTGCTTCCCTGCGATAGTCAACATGAATAAGGTTGCAACTTTTATAAGTACCGTTCGGAGTAACCACGCTGCAAAGAGTCAAAGAGCTTAAAAGCTTTTCAATCGCTGCCAAAAACGCTTCCTTGCTCATTTTTCCATTACCGCTACACGATACTGTCACCCGACAATCAAAAGGCATAGCCACTTTGTTATAGCTTTGAAAACTACCTTCCTCAAGCGGATAAATAGGAATTTTGTATTCTTCTCGATATTCAAAATCGACAAAAGAATCGGGGGTTAAAAGAGCTGATCCGTTTTCGTCAACAATTCCCCAAGTTGTCCCAAATAAATTGAGAGGAAGAATCTCTCCGACAATAGTTAAGGCTGCAGCCACAAATTGAGAATTGTTGCTACGAGCTAAAGCGGGTACTCCGGGTAAAGCTGGGACATTAGGGTAAGGAATATTTGGCATTATCTATTTCCCTGTACGCCTAGATTAATCAAAGAATTATTTTGCAACGCACCACGCAAGCCATTAGCAACGCCATTGGCATCGGTAGCTTGAGTTTGTACGTTGATTGTGTTGATATTGGTTTGCACATTGCTTCCTGTATTTCCACCAGCACCAACTGGGGCAGTCGCTTTTGCCCCGACCATACCTTCGTGAGCAGACATTGCTTGCTGCACTGCAGAAAGCTCGCCCATGCTCAAAGGTTTATTTGGGTCAATGCCTGTTTTTTTGGCAACGTCAGCAATGTAAGCATTCGTATTGGCAGCTCCATTTTCTCCAGCAGGAGACCATTTGCTAACAATCTTAGAAATGGTATTGCTGCCACCTTTTGCATACCCCATGAGCAATGAAGCCATTGCGTCTTGACCTGTTTTTAGATCAGGAAAAATAGCAAAACGCCCATCGCTACCAGTTGCGCCAAGTTTACGAGCAAAATCACCATACTCAATATTGCCGGGATTGTTGTTTCGCATATTGCGAGGAACGCCACCAGCACCGCCACCTTTTCCTGAAGCTTTATCCTGAGCTGCATGAATACGGACTATTTCCTCGTCTTCACCCTTGTTTAAGCCTTCGCTATGGAATAACAATGCAGCAGCTCCAAAGAGCTTAGAAAACGCTGCTGTAAGCCCTTCACCAACAGAAATGCCAACAATCTTTAATGAAGATAATGCGCCTTGCAAAGTTAAAGCTGCGCCACCGATCAAAGTCAACTGAGAAAGGAAACCGTCAAGCTTTTTATCAGCATTGACAAACCCTTCAAAGAAAGCAGTACCACCTTGAAGAACTGCACTTAAAGCAGGAGCAAGCTCATCCATGAGGGCATTTTTAGCCTTGGAAAATGCTTGACTGGTTTCTGCCCATTGCTTTTGAAGCTTTTGAGCATTTTTGGTATTTTCTTCGGTTACGCCTGAAAGCCTGTATTGCTCGTCATAAAGCTTGCGAACCGCCTCAGATCCTTGAGAAAGGACCATATATGTCTCTTTGTTGATGCCGAGCTGCTGAGCAAGGGTAAGCGTAAGCTGCTCACCATTTTCTGCTTTAAAGCGTTTTAAAGCATCTGCCAGCTTGTAAATATCAACAGTACCCTTATTGATGTCGACAGAAGCCAATGCTCCCAATCGTGCCAATGGGGTAAGAATTGCAGCATCACCAAGTTTGATCCCGGCAATACCTTGTTGCATTGCCTGAATGGAAGATTGGAATGTTTCAGCGTCACCGCCTACTGTTTTAAGTACCCCGCCCCAAGCATCGAGCTCTCGGGCAGACATTTGGAATAATTGTGCATTGCGACCAATAGCAGCATTCGTATTGGTCATTTGCTGAGCAAAGTTCGTAAAACCTTTTATACCGACAAAAGCAACGCCAAGGGAGACTAAGGCATTACGAGCCTTTTCAAAGCCGTCACCTACGTTTTTTGCGCCTTGCTGGGTATTTTTAGAAGTCTTTTGGGCTTGCTCGTCAAACTTGCGAAGCTCGTCTACGGACTTTTTTTGCGATGCGTCAAACTTGGATGTATCTAATCCAAGTTCAATTAATAAACTGTCTATGACCGTTGCCATTATTTTTGACTCACTATATAAGCATTATGCCGATCAACAGCATGAATCTCAAGGAGTATCCACATATCCTCAACACCATAGACAGTATCAAGTTCATGGAGGGTAGCCAGTCTTGACGAGACTACTGTTGCTATCGTTTGCGGGGTGGCTTGATACTCAACGAGCCGATTGTTGCTTGTGCTTGCGCTTCTGACTCCGAAGTCGACTTGTCTGCGTCTAAAAAAAAATCCATATGCAGATCCCAAATTGCTTTACGCAACATGAGTCGAGTCTTGACTTCCTCTATGTCATCTTCAATCAAAGGACGTTTGACATTAGGAGACGGGACTATCTGAACACACCCCATCATTTCGTCCAAAAGAGGCTTTGCAGCCTCGAATGGAATCTTGAGAAGGTTCATATAGCCCACCGCCA